TTCACCGAAGTAAACACTGATTTTGTTATTCACTAAGTATTCGACATCTTCTGTGTCTGCAATAAATACTCCTTCAAGATTACCCATTCTTCCGCAATCGAAGTCCATTTTAAATAATGCTTTCATTTAATCCTCCTGCTCTTTTATAATTCTACTAATCAATTCTTTTTCCCATCCTTGAATAAATCCATTCTCATCAATATTCATAATGATGTAGTCGCCATATCCTTCATCTGCCGGACACATAATCTTAGGTACATAGCCGTCATAAGAAGCAATGGCGATGTGGTCTTCATCAGTAATATCACATATAAAATCATCGCACACTTTATAGTGAATATTGGCAGTTGTTCCTTGCGTCCAGTTGACTATTTGTCCTGTCTCAATTGCTATAATAGGTCGCCAACGATAATGGTCTGAATATATATTGTAATCAGCCTCTTCTTTTATTTGTACAGCACAAGGCATAAGAGGTTTACCTATGCCTTTACTCTCGCACAAATCAATGTCTCTCACTCCGTTAACTTCTGCGTCTTCCCAATAGCGGACACCTGCATCTACTTTCAGATAGACCGCCTCAAACTCGGTCGGTTTGTTGATTGTAATTTTCATTGTTCTATTTTCTTTTGAATTTTCTTTATCATGTTTCTGAATTGCCTTGCCTTATCTGCTTCGCAAGGTTTGGTAGCGGTTTTGTCTATCAGATTTGCACCATATTCAAGCATTCTGACAATGGAATTCAAATCTGTATTGCAGAGGGTATCTGCAAGTTCAATCTTGTCGAAATCAATATTATTATCATTCATGAAGTCACCAAGAGCGATTATATTTTCACGAGTTGTGGTAACAGTAAAAGTTCTCGTCAGAAGCTCCGATTCCTGAGCTTTGGTTTGCTCGACAAAGGAAGGCGGTTCATTGGTGACCTGCTGACTGACTCTTGCAAACGGATTGACTGGATTCAGCTTGGCTCGTTCTGTCTCCTCTTTCATTCGGGCTTCTTCGGCGGCTTTCTTTTCATGTTCAGCCTTGATTCGCGCTTCTTCTGCTGCTTTGGCACGCTCACGCTGTTCCTTCAGGCGGTTGGCATACTGGATAGTAGATGCGATATTGAGCGTATCCATATAATAAGTACGGAGGACATCGAAATCCTCACCAAACCCCTTCAGCGTGGAGAGTTCGTTTTCAACCTTAGCAAATATGGCATCAATATCAGAACATGCACTTCTATAACTTACGGATTTGTTGAGCCACTCCGGTTTAAATGCCTTGTTGAAGTCCACAAGGTTTGCATTCATACCGTCAAAGTAAGCTTTGATAGTGGCTTTCTTCTTGTCCTTGTATTGCTGCTCGTTCTGTTTGACTACCGTGTCAATCTTGGCGGAGCACTCGCCGATGAGTTTCACGGTTTCATTTACAATGTCCTTGAACTCCCCGAAAGGTTTCATAAATTCTTTTTCAATTTCAAGACGTTTGGCATTGAGTACTTTTGCCGCCTTGTTGAGAGCTGCCTTGTCTTTCTTCGCTTGATCGATATTCTCATCGTTATAATTGGAAATATCATACATTGGCAAAGCTGCTTTTACCATATCTCTGATTTGAATTGCGTTGGTAGTAAGACTACCTAACGTCTTTTCACTGACGACCAGTTCAAGATCGCTTTCCTGGATTGCTATCTGTGTGTCCATTGTTCAATATTTTTATTAGTCCCATCCACCATTATTGTACATAGACAAATCGGCAGAATCTAAATTCGTTTTCTGAATAGCTTCTAAAAGCTTTTTCTTGGTTTCCCGGCACATGTTGTAACCATATCCTTTATACCGATATGTACGCTCCCATGTGCTAATTGGGAAAGGAATATTTTCATCAATAACCAGCCTTTTCATGTGAAGATGCTCGAAGAAATTTTCGTGGTGGAGCAGGCGATATTCATAACCGACTATTTCTTTGGATAAAAAAGGAATATCATCATCGTCGTTATTATCGTTATATTGTGGCTTCTTGAAATAAGCCATTTTTGCAACGGTAAAATCAAAACTTCTAAGTATTTCCTCTGGTGTGCCAAATTCGGATTCGATAAACTCAACCCAAACCTTTTCACCATCTTTCTGAAAGGCGCAAACCTTTTCATTTCGATATTTGAATTTCCAACCATCTTTCACATAGCCGTCGCTATTGAATAAATCTACTGCATCTTGGAAGTCATCGTTGCTTTCAAAGAATACATCTATATCTTTTACACGTTCACCGGAAAGGATGTTTTTAAAACACCCGCCTGCAATGAACCCGTTGTGACCTTCCATATACCTGTCAAGCCATCTGATTTGCCAAAAGTTGTCAGGGGTGTTTTCTTTATAGCTTGTATTCATCGCTCTATTGTTTTTAAGTTTCTACTAAATTTATCAACTACACGTTCAATAACTTCTGCATTTTCTTCGGAAAGCCATTCTTTAGCGACATTCCACGAAATGCTTTTGGATGGTTTGAAATTATCCAGACGGATAGAATGATGAGACAATTTCCCTTCGGTAGGTTTCAATCCTTTGTCGTGGAGTTCACATAAGCCATTGTGGAAAAACACACAGTAGGCGTCACCAGCTATGGCTTGAATCATTGGAATAGGAACATCAATTACGCCCATTATCATGCCAACTCCCCAAAGGATTGGAGCCAACTTATCGGCATATCCTGCATCTATAAGCCTTTCTATATCCTGCGGAGTTCCGAGACATGGAGTATGACATTGCATTTTGCATAATGAGCATTTGCATTCGCATGGCTTCCTGCTGGTTTTGCGGATAATACGATGAAGCTGCGTTTCTTTTATTAATAGTTCTCCCATCATTCTACATCAACCAGTTCTTTGACAATATCATCAGCCACACGGATGCGCTTCTCCATTTCTGCAAACACCGCTTCATCCGGTAATATTCTTACAATATGAATAGGAGTATTTTGGAAAGGATTGTAAACAACAAAATCAGTCCATTGCGCACCAGTACACATCATGTGAGCCATACATTGGTAGAAATATTCAAATTTGGTATCAAGCAGCGATTTACTGTCGTATATTTCGCTTCTATATTTCATGAAAGTACTTTGAATCGGGCATTTGATTTCCAAACAGCCTTTTTCACCAGTTTCTTCATCATAATAATAACCATCAGGGCTACTTGCGAAATGCTCTACAGTAGGATGCTTACATGACCCTGTTTCAACAATATGCCGACCTGTAATTCTCTCATATAGTTCTCTGGCATTTTCTTCCTGATCTGTTCCCCATTGCATGGATTTGGTATTAATACAGACCTGATGCAAATATTTCTCAAATTCGACATCATCATTAACGATTTCAGGATTCATATCCCTTTCTGATGCAACTTGATAAATATAAGTTTTGGCTGTATCGGAGAAATAATCAGTTCTTCCTTTTTTCATTAGCAATCCGACCTGCGACCCGGTAAAATTACCGAGCCGCTTGCGGAACCATTCTATAGAATGTTGTACTTCCATTATAATAATGACTTTCGAACAGGTTTATTATTCGCATAATCTTGAGTTTGGTTTGCGGATTGCTCCGCCTGGGACTGCTCTTTGACACCTGCGGCTTTTGCAGCAATCTCGGCAAGTTTGTCTTTCGTGCCTTTATCCTGGATTTCCTCATATTCTGCGTCCTGAATATCATCGGCTTCTTCTTTGGTGATTAATCCCATCGAGATTTCAGGGCAATAAACACGCTGCCAGAAAGCAGCCGCACGATAACGGAGCATCTGGCTTGGCATTGACTGCCATTTGGAACCGCTCTTCTTGATCCAGCCTTCCCTTTCAGCCATCCCCATGGTAATCCAGTCACCATGAAGCGGTTCCTTGTGTTCTTTATCGGATGATTCATAGGCAACACAACGGCATCCATACTCAGGTGTACCTTCTTCTCCCTTGAATTCATATCTAAGTGGGGAAAAACGACCGCTTGCGTTAATAGTGGCAATCAGGAACTTGCTGCTGAAAGCAGGGTTGCCATGCACGATATAAAGGTTCTGCATACACATAAGAGGATTACAGCCCATTCTCATAGCCATATCTAAGGCTATTACACAGTTGCCTACGTTGCCTTTGTAAGTGTCAGGCACGATGGTGCTTGTTGTGTACATGTTAGCCATACGCTGCATAATTTCAAATTGTTTCACAGTCTGACCTACTGGTGTCATTGCAAATTCGGCAGCTTGTTTAGCCTGGATAATTTGCAATTCTGTAACTTGCTTTTGTTCTTCCATTACTCTAATATTTTAAAGTTTAACAATATCTTGATATGCCAAGAGAACAGCACAACTGTGTTCTTTCGTACTCCAATTCTTCATCGGTATAATCAAATTCATTTGCAGATTTTTCAGCTTTAAGCTCTTCGATATCATCCTCGATTAACTTAACAATTTCAGATTTAGAAGAATATCCATAATCAGGAAGGTAGTCAAGCTCGCAAGCCTTTACTTTTTGAAGTTCGGCTTCTAAATATGCTAATTCTTCATTCATATTACCTCTCTTTTATAAGTTTCATAAGCAATGCCGATAGCAGCTAATATCTCTTTAGTCCTAGCGTTTTGTTTGGACAGATATTCAGCAACCATAGCAGCATTCTGTTTTTCTATTGCATATTCTACAAGGTCCTCATGGCTCATAGCCAACAGTTCTTCTTTTGTTTTCATAGTTGTATAATTTTGATTATTCACTTTCGTTTTCAAGTCTATTTTTATTCTTTTCGATATAGATTGACATCATTGCAAATACAGCAAACGACATCCAAAATACTACATTCAAACTTTCAGCGAATATCACTGTCATTATAAATGATATACTCCAGATCGAAAGTACAGGTGTTCTTTTCATAACTTATTGATTATTAATTCCTTATTTGGTATATAAAGGTAATCATTATTTACGCTGCATCAAAATTATAACAACCTAAAAATCAGCGCGTTAACTTAGTATAACTGTTTTCATTTTAAATAATTAATACTTTAAAGCAGCATGCTTGATTACATCATAGGCATTACAATACCATCTTCCATTTTGTCTATCGGCAGGTTTCTTTTCAGCGCGTATAGCACCAGTCCCAACCAATCTGAACAATCTTCCTCTGCCACCTACAATAGTAGCAGCCTCTCTCTGCCCAAACGTTTTATTGTTCAAGACTATTTTTAAAATTTCTTCATTCAGCATGATTATACAATTTATATTATGACCAAAGAATTTACGGTAACCAACATGATAGAGGTTAATGCTAACACACTTATGAGTAACACGTATTTCGCGTCTGTATTTTTCTATATCATTAATAATGATTGGTGTTGGCAATTTCACAGTGTTCCTTCCTCCATTAGCATGAATAATCTGACACCTGTTATCTGATATTTATTTTTCATAACGAATTTAGATTTAAATTTGCCACTCAGCGTGGAATCGAACCACCATATAAGCAAATGAGACATATATAAAGAAATTAGAATTTGATTAACTTATACGAATCTTGTAACTGAGTGGTATATTGCATATCCATTATCACGAACTAAAATGCATGAAAATATGCCACAAAACTAATATCGCTCCCCTCAATGGCTTAAACCAATTATACCCCGAATCTTACGGGAGGGGATACCATTTATTATATAGACACAAAAAGCTGTCTTAATTATATCTTTCAGCGATACGGACACCTACACCGCATACTCTCTACCGTAAAGATGATTTTCGGTGCTGAAAGTTTTTCCATTTTCATTTATTGCATTTCCCAAGATGTCAAAGAACTCTTTAAAATCGCGCCTCTGAGCCAATTCGATTCGGCAACTCACGTCTTTTTCAGAGGCTTTTCTTAACTTTGCAATGTCAACTTAAAAAATTAAGAAATATGGATAATGTTAAAGTTAGGTACTTCGTTGAGTTTGTTGTTACTACTCCTGACGGACCAAAAGAGATTTGCATTAATGTTCTTAATATTGCTAGCTTGGAACGCTTCAACAATCATACTCTATTGCATATGACAACTCCTGATTCAGGAAAAGGGCATGTAATTTACCAAGTTACTGAGTGTTATGATTTCGTAATTTCTCAAATTGAAAATGCCCTGAAAGCAGCCACTCTGTAAACAGGTCAGCAAGTTCCAGCGTTTCTTTCAGACATATATCCGGGTGCGCTGGAGCTTTATGGTTTTTCACGAATGATTGGCTATACATCCTATACTCTTGGGCTTCCTTAAAACTCCACTTGCGCAACTCCGCTTTTTCAGCAACAGACAACCTGTGTCTTTTGAATAACTTACTAAATCCAAACATAATTTATTTTATTCTAGTTACTGTAATTGTCCCAGCTTCTCTATCTACTTGTGTGGAAAATTTCTTTCCCCACTGCAACCCACATGTACTACAAACAGTTTTTACGGAAGCCATTACCTTAATAGGGTAGACAGACTTGCTCCCAATTTTCATATCCCTTAGTACTGGCATAATTGATTTCTTTTTGTCTTTTTCTTCCATATTATTTTGATTATTTTACTTATTTACTAATTTTGTACTGCAAAGATAACTATATTATTGGATTGAATAGATATAATATCTAATTAATTCGATGTGATAACATTATTTAATATTTATCATGGGGTTAAAGGAACGCATCATGCAGTACATTTCTTATAAAAGAATGACTGTACAAACATTTGAATTTGAAGCGCATCTAAGCAATGGTGCTGTTTCCAAAATGGGTGATAATACTAGAAGAAGTACATTAGATAAAATATCTAATAACTTCCCTGATTTAAACAAATCGTGGCTTCTCACAGGAGAGGGAAACATGCTAGTTCAAAACAATAATATTGTGGAAATCCCATCGAACTCGATAAAGGAGGGCGTATATACTGGAACGCTCGTATATGATATAGATGGCACATGTGGCGTAAAGAACAGGGAAATGTATTTTGCGGAAGACAATGTTATCGGCTCTATCGATCTGCCAGAAATAAGTAAGTCGTCAAAGATAATACGAGCAAACGGAGACAGCATGGAACCCAAAATACATGACGGCAACCGTATAGTTATTAGGGAGATTTTAAATTGGAGCGACATATTCTATGGACAAATATACCTCGTCGTAATGGAAGAATACAGAATGATAAAGTACATCAGACGCTATGAACCAGATGAAGACAACTACATAATCCTCCGCAGCGAGAATAAGGAATATGATGATATAAAACTCCATAAAAGCAAAATCAGAAAACTGTTTATCGTAGAAAATATATTATCAATTAAAACCCAAATATAATATTATGGATTTCAAAGACAATATCCTCCAGCTTGCAGAAAGGATAGAAAAACAAAAAGGCGCAATTCAAACAGAGGAAGCAACAAAAAACGCTTTCATCATGCCAATGATTGCAGCATTGGGATACGACATATTTAATCCGTTTGAAGTGATACCTGAAATGGATTGTGACTTAACAAAAAAAGGCGATAAAATTGATTATGCAATCATGAAAGATGGAGAGCCAATACTTCTTATCGAATGCAAACACTGCGCCCAAAAGCTGGATTTACACGGTACACAACTTTCAAAATACTACGCAGCTTCAAATGCAAGGTTTGGAGTGCTCACAAACGGAATAGAGTACAGATTCTATGCAGACTTAGACAAAAAGAACATCATGGATGAAAAGCCGTTTTTGGTTATTAATATGACAGATATATCGGACGCAGACATAGAGCAGATGAAGAAATTTCACAAATCATACTTTAATGAATCCGGTATCCTTGACACTGCACAGGAGTTGAAATACTCTACGGAAATCAAAGCTATATTGAATAAAGAGTTTGTATCGCCAACACCAGAATTTGTTCGCTTCCTAACAAAACAAGTTTACACATCAGGACAGGTTACTTCAAAAACAATAGAGATATTTACTCCAATAGTGAAAAAGTCAATAAGTACGATAATCAATGACACTATCCAGGACAGACTTGATTTAGCAGGCAAAACAATCCCGACGGAAAACCAACGCTTAGACATAGAAGAACAACCAAAAGAAGAACAACAAGAATCAAGCAATGGAGCTATAACCACGCAAGAAGAAATAGACGCATACAATATAATAAGGAGTATACTACGAAACAAGTTTGATGTAAGTTCGATTATATATAAAGATTTTAAATCATACTTTGCCATCGGCATAGGAAACGCTTCATACTGGTGGGGATGTCGTTTAACTTTCGGAAACAGGAAAAAGAATATATACTTCCCGATTGACGATTACAAGTCACAAGAAAAAGTAGAAATTGAAGCACTTGATGATATTTTCAAATTTGCCGAAAAGCTGGAACAGTCATTCGTAGAAGCAAGAAATCATTATGAAAATTATAAATCAAAACATCAGAAACCATGATTATTATCAATCTTATCTACATTGTGATGCTGATATTCGGTATCCTGCAAATTATCCTATTCTTCAAAATATGGAAAATGACTAATGACATAACAAAATTAAAAGATGAATACTCTGGGAATAGCAAAAACATGCTTGATACCATCAACAAACTAGTTTCACTTATCAAAGAAATGAATAACAAAAATAAAGAGCATAACCACGCCCCAATTAACCCAATTCATAAAAAGAAAGAACCAGAAATATTACAGCCTATCCAACCTAAAAAAGAATTGCCTGCAATAGACGAAAACAGCAATGACTACAAAAGAATGCTACGTAAATTAAATATTCTCAAAGATAAAGGATTTATAGAACAAGCCATAAAAGAATACATGGATTATACTCAAAGAGACTATGCTTCAGCTTTAGAATTCATAAACAAATTACAGAAAGAAATATAAAAATTACCATATTTCTAAAGAACAATGGCTTACGTGATAATACAAGCATAAATAAAAAAGGTTGCGCCAAATCATTGACGCAACCTTAATGCAAATTAAAAAGATGCTATAAAAATACCATTCACCAAACGACCTATCACATTTTCATCATCATAATATCTGCTTTCATTTCTAGGAATTCTTTATATTTTTCAGGATTTTCCACATAGTCTATCACTCTATTAATTGCAATTTCAGCTTGCCTCTCCCTTACCTTGGTATAATAACGTATCACACCTCTGTTTTGATCAGAATGACCTAAACAGTAATTTATAACAGAATCAGGTATTCCAAGTTCAGACGCAAACTGGGCAAACGTCTTTCGCGCAGAGTAGAACATAACACGATTGGTGATTCCTAAGTTTTTGGCTAGTTTGACTACCCCTCTCGAAATATGTCTCCTGAAATTTTCATAACCAAAATTATATCCGAAGTTTAACTTCATTGTTCTCTTGTCAACCCACCTTGACAGAATCACACGTGCAGCATCGTTAATGTGCAGTTTTATTTCATTATTGCTTGCCGTTCTTCCTTTTACCTTTTCTCTGCTGAACGAAACCACATATTCATTGTCAAATTTAATATTCACAAGGTCTATCATGTTAATTCCTCCAAGATAGAACGAAAGCGCAAATATATCTCTTGATATCTGCATATACCTGCTATCGGGCTCAGAATGTAAAATTTTTCGTAAAGTTTCTACCGACAAAGACACATCTCTAACAGGAGGCTGAGGAATTTTACATGATATAAACGGATTTATGGCGTATGATACCAATCGCCTCTTTATCGCCTTGTTTATAATAGTTCTTACATTTCTAAGAACTATCCCTTTTGTAGCATCGCTCCAATTCTTCCTATTAATATAAGATGAAAAAAGTTCTATAAAATCAGGAGTTATATCGGCAAGACCTACATCTCCCTTTGCAAACTCTCCAAAATAGCGTTTCGTATCAGAAAGCATATTGGCATATTTGATTCTTCCATTTTTGCATAATTCTTCTATATAATCATCACACACTTTTGCAAAAGTATCAGCTTCATGTTTGATTGCACCACGCGCAATCATGTCTTTTAATTGGGTGCACGAATACAAATCTACATTATTTATGGTATCCAAACGTTTCTGATATTCATTAAGCATTGTGCGAAGCTTCATGTTCATCAGAGCAGAATCGGCTCGTTTGACTACCTGTCCATTTTTAAACTGAGAGATGTTGTCTATAACAAATTGGGTTACAATGTAGGAAGTTTCTTGATGATGGCATACAGCTACCCTGATTTTGTGCCGACCATCTTTGAGAACTTTTGCCTTGAAAATTGTTAGTTTCAGAGTTGCCAT